ATTCTGCGGTGGCAAACTTGCAGCCGTAGAAAGATAACCAGCATCAAACTCTCCAATATCAACCTGAGTGGCCGGAGCATCTTTCGCCAGAGCTGCACTTGCTTGAGGAGTTTGCCAAAGAGCCACTAGTACGTTATTGATGTAGACATCATTAGCGTGAAATACATCTTCAACCGCTGGAAGTCCACTATCTTTCTGAGCTCCTCCACCTTTTATATACGGCATTTATTTCTCCTAATACAAGATTTAATTTAGCTTTTTATAATACTGCCAGCACTCACGGGTTGAATACCTGTGGTCTGAAATACGTACTGCTTTCCAACCTCTGGATCCGATTCTGCTATAGTGATAATTGCACCGGAATTGAATGTCAACTTGGCATCTGGGTTAACTGTTAACAGTACCGGAGCCATAGCTGGTCCTTTTTGCATCATGGCCAACATTACCGGACGATCTAATGTAATAGAGCCCATTGCATCTTCTACAAACTTACCCATGATCTCATCGCCGGTAATTAGTTTAAGACTGACAATGTCGCCAACTGCAAATTTTTGTTTATTAAATAACATTAAAGTTCACCATCTCCATATCCTTGACTTTCTTGTTCAAGTAGCTTTTTTAATTCTGTAAATCCGCCGATTAATTTTCCATCTAGGAAAATTTGTGGAACTGTTCTAGCCGTTGGTACTGCTTCTAACAATTCTTCTCGGGTGTACCCATCACCAATTTTCTTTTCTTCAAATTTAATACCCTTTTGTGTCAGCAATGCTTTTGCTTGATCACAATACGGGCAATGATATTTGCTCCATACTACCGCTTTCATTGTGCTTCCTTTTAATATCTATTATATAGCCGGCAATTCGTCGTAGTCAATATTTTCTCCCATGACTCCGATGACGTAATTTGTTGATTCTGATTCCTGTAGAGCTGTTTGCTTTTTGCTAGTATCACTGTGTTTGTTAAACCAAGGAATTGGTGTTGTTTTTGGCGCAGGGTTATTATACTTGATACCAATATCTTTCAATGCTCCAACGGCAGTATAATCTACAAAATCACGTAGAATATTAGCATTCAATCCAATTACTGGGCCTAGTTTAAACAAATAGGTAGCCCACTCTTTTTCTTCACGAATAACGTCCATATATAATGCATAGACTTCTGCTTCACACTCTTGTTTGGCTTTGACAAATCTAGCGTCTTCCTTGATTACCTGATTGATCAAATAGGCTGTCCAACCTTTGTGTAGTAGTTCGTCTTGTAGTATTAGACTAATAATATTGCCATTGCCAATAAAGATCTTGTTCTCAACCATTGCCAAACTTGTAGCAAAGCTAACCATGAAGCGGAATGCTTCTAGAGCATAGCTAGCATGTAGAGCCATCCAAATTGCTTTGACATGTTCGTATTCGTCTACTGCTTCCCCTAGTTCTTTTCTGCAATTGATTCTATGCAGTAGGTCATAGTACTTGCCCACACTTGACGCCATGTCGACAATTTCTTTAGTGTCGTGGATAGTATTGAATACATCTTTTGGCACATTGTAGATGTTGCGAATGATATGGCTGTAGCTTTTGCTGTGAATGTTGGTTTCAAAGAATCCCCAGTTGTACATAAGTGCTTCGACTTCAGGCAATGAACATACCGGAGTAAACACTTGTGTTGGGCCGCGACCTTGTAGACTGTCAAGAGCAGTCTGACGTAGCAGGTTGCTGGTAAAGATATGCTTAACTGCATCGCTAGCATCTTTAAAGTCGTTTGAATCTTTTGAAAGACTGATTTCTTCTGGTTGCCAAAAGAAGCCACGTGCCGTTGCATCATAGTCTGCAATTTTTTTATATTTTACTTCTTCAAATCGTTGAATGGTTACAGGTCCTGCTGGATCTAGAAACATTTTACGATTAAGATAGTCTGTCTTTGTGTTTAAGTTGTATTGTTGTTTGCTCATTTATAATTTCCTGATGCAAGTACTATCTTGCAAATATGTTCTAATCTTTCTATGTGTTCGTAGGCACGCCACGGGCTTGTGTCGATAGCAACAACTCCGTGCCCTTTAATGCCCACAATATCATATGCTATGTTTCCGTCTCGATCTAACTGTAGACTCTTATGACATTGGTCAGCAAGCTCTTGACTGATCGGAGCAACATCGCCTACATTAGGTGCTACCTTTGTATAACGATTGAGTTCTGGGAACGCTGCACTAACGGTACTAAGATCAATTCCGGCATGCATAGCTGCAATACAGTAAGTAGGATGAACGTGTACAACAACACGAACTTCACTTTTATGTTGCCCCATTTGTTTTTGCAAACCAAAATGTAAAGGAATTTCTCCACTAGGCTTTAGGTTAGCACTAATATCAGTATAGATATCTTCTTTCCACCCCCAGCGTTCGGCTAGTAATCCTGTTCCGGGTTCATTCCACGAATGAGGAGGTTTAATTATAATTTTTTTAAACTGATCAGGTTGTAGAGTTTGTTTACGTACACCGCTTGGTGTAATGTAAAAGTGATCTCGGTCGTGATGACGTATGCTTACATTTCCATCACGACTGGTAATCCAATTACGCTTGTAAGCGTCCACCATTATATCACATATAGTTTCTAACATTATAGCTTACATGCCTCGCAGTCGTCGTCTTCAATAACTTCTCTTTCGTTGTGAAATCCGTTATAATGCACTTCTGGAGTTGGTTCAGCAACTGCCTTGCTACCTTGCTTGTTAATCAAACTATAATAGAAAGTTTTTAAACCCCATACGTGAGCCTGCATCAAGTTCTTGGCAATCAATGTAGTTGGCACTTTGCGATCTGGCCAATGTGCTGGATTATAGAATGTGTTGGTTGAGATACTCTGATCTACATAGGCTGCTAGTACTGCTGCGGTCTTAATGTAGCCATCACAGTCTTTCTGTTCCCACATCATTTGATATTTGTTTTTTAACTTGTGATATTCAGGAACAACTTGTGTAAATGATCCCGCCTTGCTTTCTTTTACTGAAATAAGACTCATGGGCATTTCAATACCGTTGGTTGAGTTAATTACAACTGAACTAGACTCAACAGGCGCAATAGCCATTAAGGTTGCATTACGAACACCATACTGTTTCATGTTGGTACGTAGAGTTTCCCAATCTAGCTCAGGAGCGAAGTCTGCTAATTCATTAACTCCCTTAGCACGTAGCTCCCAGGGGAACACACCTTGGCCGTATCGGGTATGTGAGCTATGCTGACAAGCACCTCTTTCTTTGGCCAATTCAACTGTGGCTTCTGTCAAGTAATAGGCTTGATGTTCCATCCAGCTCTTAACATCTTGTAGAGCATCTTTCTCACCGTACTTGAGTCCACGCTTGGCATGCCAGTAGGCAAGATTAGTAACACCTATACCCAATGGCTGTATCTCATCGTTAGACAGTTTGCTCTGTATCGACAAGAAGTCTTGATAGTCAAGAATGTTACACAGGCTACGCTGTAGAATCCTACAGGCTCTACGCATATCCTCTGGATTACGGAACGACCCCCAGTTGATAGATCCCAGTGTACATAACGCTATGCGTCCACTATCGTCGTCTAATCTCTTAAATGAACGTGTGGGTAATAGGATCTCACAGCACAAGTTACTTTGATAAATCGTATGGTATTCAGGATCAAAAGGACCTTGATTCATTACATTATCAATGAACACGAGATATATTCGACCCGTGTCTGTGCGTTCTTTTAGTATACCACTCTTGAACACTTCCTCGGCGCTCATGGTCTTCTTGCGAAGATCCTTGCGCTTTTCATATTTTACATAAAGCTCTTCGAACTGTTCTGTATTCTTGTAGAAAGCTTCATACAAGTCTGGAACTTCGTTGGGATCAAAGAATGTTATGTCTTCTTTGTTTTTAAATCGTCTCCAGAAGAAGGCACTAAGCACAACCCCATAATCCATATGACGGACTCGGGTTTCTTCTGTTCCTTGGTTGTTTTTAAGTACAATAAGATCATCAAACTGATGATGCCAAATAGGATAAAATACAGTAGCACTTGCATTACGAATGCCTCCCTGCGAACATGATCGCAAATCACCAAACCATTTTTTCAGAAATGGTATCATACCTGTGTGCATTATCTCACCGCCTCTGATGGGACTGCCCAGTGGACGTAGTCTGCCAATCTCCAAACCGATGCCAGCACGTTTGCTGGCATACTTGGCCATCATTTCGCCACTAGCAAAAATACTATCCAAATCATCATCACTACGAATGAGGACACAACTACTAAATTGTTTAG